ATGGCCATCTCCCGGAAGGTAAATCAAAACTTTTACCCAGTTTCAAACAAGTTCCCGAGTGTTTTAGAAGTATTTTCATCAACACTAATTCCTCTATCCTTAGACTACCTAGGAGAACTGATTTGGAAACATGTTGCGATTCCCCTAGTTTCAATGATCACGAATCTAACTACACTTGTAGTGATACTGCCTCTGTTAGACCGATAACAATTACCGAGGAGGATAAGCGCTCGATTGACGAATTCGTCAAGAAGCTTAACTACAGAGCCGTATCAGTTACCAATTCCAACGCATCTAAGTTTTCGTCACTTGCGAATTCATCACTTTGGCATAATCCAAAGAATGCGTTAAAATCAGAATGTGATCAAAATAGATTTGAGGAGAATAAGTCTACTCCTATAAAACTTATAGACATTGACCAGTCTATATCTTCGAAAATAACTGCAACAGAATTACCAATTCGTTCTGAAGTAAGTCAGTCGGTTGTTGGATCAAATTCCGAAACATTGACTCTTGATGTTAGTCCAAGTCAATTGCCCGCTCCAAGCTCTGCTCCAGAACCTACTGCTGTTAATAATAACCAGAAAAGGATCGCTAAGCTTGTCAAAGAAGGAAGAGATCGCAAGCATAAACCAAATGTTGGAATCGTCAAAACACTTTTGGGTTTAGGCACAACAGAGCTCATGACCGATACAGAGCTCGCAATGAAAGCGGCCCGTCTAGATGCCAAAGATACTGAAGATGCTGATGTCTCAAGATTAACCAAGTCTAATCCGGTTATGATACATTCTATAGCATCCCAAATTTTCTATGAATGCATGATGTTCACCACTGAACTCACTGCGCCAATAGAGAACTCAGTAAGAGGTTACATTTGTCAGCACATAAGATCTGTGCCGATGAGTGACGACCCGGCCATATTCTCGGCTGAGGTGTTATTAGAAGCTGTGAGAATGAGAGACGACTTTAACCAACGAACATCAAAAGTTGGGCGATCAAAAGCTTCGGTTTTTTAGATCGCTGCGGAAAAGTCGTAGCCCGCAGCTGTGCAATAGCACCCCACGCAGTCAGAAATGACAAATTCACACGAGATGCAGATAATTTCTACTGTAGAGATCCCCCTCTTAAACTCGACACGATTGTTAGGACAGAGTATCCAGTTTCGAAGATGATTACATACAATAACAAATCAGCTTTGAACGAGTACATGGCCTTAACTCAACGACATCTAATTGTTAACGAATCCGACTTGGTTTTTAAGACTAGAATGCGTGATTTTAGTATCATACCATTAACACCTTATTCTCACCAAGAATACATTGATCAAAGGACGACTTTAATCAGCAAATTTAGAAATGCTGCTGACAGTCTGAAATTGAATCCTCTTAACAAGAGAGACTTCAAACTATCAATGTTTGTTAAGGATGAATTAATGAAAGAAGGAAAAGCACCACGAGCCATACAAGCTAGATCGGTTAGATATAACCTTGAGCTAGCTTGTTACATAAGACCTATCGAAAAGTACCTTTGTTCTAGGCGGAATTTAACACCTTTCAAGCCAACTAAAGGTCTTAATCAACAAGCTACTGCTGCTTTTATCATTGATGAATCACGAAATTTTAGA